TTTAACATAATATACAAACCGTCGGCGGCTTGGGTCATGTTTGCTACAGCGGCAGTAGCAGCACCACTAGCGCCCATCAGAGTTCCGGCGAGTGCAGCACCGGTTAGGAACTTCCGCATCATGCGCGATTTGCACGCGCTATCGCGCTCGCTTTCTAGCGCTGCGATCACCATCCATTTTTGGGCGTCCTGACCCATTTCGTCTGCCAGTGCTCCAGCGATCGCAGGGCTGAGGTGTCCTCGCACTTTTGATGTTGCCAGTGTGTTTCTTGCGAGGTTTAGCTTCTTTGTCCAGTAGGTCGCGGGTTGGCTGCTGAGCGCCATCTCCAGTAGCTCAATCGTTGTTTGCATGCATGCTCCTGTTGATCAGATGACTACAAAGTGAAGTTATTATCCGAAACATCTTGACTTCAAGGTGAAATCATAGATAGAGTCGCCCCAATGATTACAAGGTGTAGTCATTACTTGGAGCAACAAATGATCAGAGTCACCGTCCCGAATCTTCCTATCCGCATTCAGTCCTACTCCAGCAAAAAAGACGGCTCCGCCCAGCAACTGCGCCTCCAGGTCGCGTATCTGCATACGGTTGATCAGGATGATCAGCCCCTTCCTTACCCTGAAAAGGTTGAGCTCTTCGTTCGCAACAATGAGCAGCCATTGCCAGCGGGCGAATACACGTTTCGTCCGAGCGCGATCACTGTGCGCGATGGTCGTGCCTCGTTTGACGCTTCGCGAGTCGTTCCGATCAAGCCGAAGACTGCAGCTCAGTAAGCAAGGTGCACCATGGAAAACGCAGCACGCGAAGCCATGGCACAGGGGGCGCTTCTGGCGCTCCTTTTTGCATGGAATGAACACCAGCCGCCCGGCGTCAAGGCAGACCGCGTGACGGTCACTCTGCACGTCGATACCGACCTTGTGTCCTATAGCGAGGCTACGTTCTGGGCCGGTGATCACGCTATTGGCGGGGAGGGCTTCTGATGATCACGCTCATTCAGGCCACTCCCGGCTCCGGTATGACGCTGGACATTGGCCGCATTGCCCCAGCGCCTGACCGGCTCAAATATGCCCCCAGCAACGGGGCGCAGTACCTCGACTATCTGCGCGCTCGCGCCCATGAGCTGGACTTCCCGCCAGCTCGCAAAAACCTCCCGCCCGACTACGACCAGCAGTGCTACCAAGCGCACTGCGCTTTGCGTCGTCATGCGGTGTACCTGATCGAAGTGGGGGTGCGGTGATGGCTGCTTCTATCGAAGATTTCCTGCGCTGGCTAGATGAGGCAGAGCGTCAAGCCAATTTCGCGCTTGAGAACCCAGATTCCGATATGAGTTCGGCTGATCTGGACTTGCACCTCCAGGGCTGCGAAATAGCCTTGGTTCGCCTCAGCGTTGCAAAGCAGTTGGTTGTCTCCTTTAAGTTGGGGCAGTCGAATGGCTGAGTACGTCTACAAGGAGCACACATTCGAGCCGTGGGCGCACGTCGAATACAAGGGAGTGTCTCCACGCATGGCGGCTGCCCGTGCGCGCTACGTGGCCCGTTCTGAGGCCAATGCGCGCGTCCAGCATGCACGCATGGCCGCGTTGCTGGGCGAGGCACAGGCAGCGCGCGAAGCGCGCGGGCTTGTCTCACTATCAACAACTTGCAAGAGTGGAAATTCAGGTCTTTCGGCTGTTGATTTCTTGGCTCAAGAGAGCATAGAGATTGACCACCAAAAGGCCCGCATCACCCGCATGCAAAAGAGCGTCGGTATCTCGGCCAAAGCCCTGCACAACCTGGGTAAGAAAAATCAACGCGTCTGGATGCTCACGCTGACCTATCGCGGCACAAACCGCGATTGGAGAGCAGAGCACATCAGCCGTTATCTGGATGGCCTGCGCAAGTGGCACTACAGCCGCACCGGCTGCAAAAAGGTTCGCTATGTCTGGGTCGCTGAGCTGCAAAAGCGCGGCGTCATCCATTACCACGTGTGCGTCTGGCTGGATAACGGTCTGACCCCTCCAAAGCCAGATAGCGCCTGGAAAAAGAAGGGCGCATTTCAAGCTCCCATGTGGACTCACGGCATGTCGAACCGGGTACGCGCGACACATCCCGTTGCGTACCTCATGAAGTACGCCAGCAAAGGCACATCAGAAGGGAAGTTTCCGCATGGCGCTCGCATCAGTGGTGTTGGTGGGCTTGATGAAGTTGGCCGTGGTTGCCGTCGCTGGGTTCTGTGGCCTGCGTATGTGCAGGGCAATGCTTCGATCAGGGACAAGTTCCGACCTGCGCCGGGAGGCGGCTACCTCAATGCTGAGACAGGCGAACTCCTACGGTCTGAGTTCGTACCAACGGGCGGCGGTTTTACGCGATTTGTGCGCGTGCGAACCACCCCCAGAAGGCTCGAAAACGTCGGAGGCCCGTTCGAGTGGCTCCCCGGGTTGTTCGACGCCAAAACGGCGGAGGTTGCCAATTGATCTGCGCTGAGTTCTCAAACGGCGTCGTGGTGCCCATGCAGGTGCCGCCCGAGTCGTTGGAGCTATGTCCGGTTGTGCTCGTGACTGGTGCCGAGATTGGCATGGTCACGGCGATCAAATTCCCCACGGCTGCCGAATTCGGTGCCGCCTGGTTGTGGGGTTTCACTCTTGTGGTCGGTTGCTACCTTGCGGGGTGGGCTACCGGGGCGGTACTACGTTTCCTTGGGAGATAAACATGGACTTTTCTTCGCTGACTGGCGCTATCGATCTGGCAACTGTGGTGACTGCGATTCTGGCGGTCGCGGCTATCAAGGTGCTGCCCACGGCGGCAAAGTACGGCGCCAACAAGGTGCTGGGCATGATCGGCCGTTAAACGGTAGGCCCGGGGGAAACCTCGGGCCATTTTGCTATGTGGCTCATGCTCGCTCTGTTCTGTGGAATCGTTTGTGGTGGTGCTGTCATCGCGGGGTGGTGGCATGTCTAGATTCCTGCGTCTGCTGGTGCTCGTGCTGTTGCCGTTCTTTGCCGGTGGTGCGTATGCGTCATGGCCTGCCGATTACGGGGTGACCTATGGCGCTTCTATGGATAGGCAGTTCCCGACGGCACAGCAGGCTTGCGATAACGAGTGGAAAACTGAGCAGACAAAAGCTGTTTCGTATTCGTATAAGACTTGGGCCTGCTTCTACAAAGATGGCAATGGGAATGATCTTTTGCGAGTGCTGGTCTATGAGTTCTTCGGCTACTTATGCACGGCTCCGAATTCGTCGCTTGCAGGTGATCAGTGCGGCTGCAATCCGGGCTATGAGCAGGATGGAAAGTCCTGCAAAAAAGTGAATTCCTGCCGCTTCGGTAATACATCGAGTGCTGGCTATTTCGACGCCGGAAAAAACACGGACGGCGGTCCGGCAATCATGGCTTGCGTCGGTGGCTGTGAAACGGTGTTTGACGGTGAGTTTCCTGCGGGCAATGCACTGGTCGGTGGCGTGAAGCATTACTACGCTAAAGGCGAGTACATCCAGACCGGAAAAGAGTGCTCAGGCTCTGCAGCTGAACAGGGTCAGGGTATTCCGGTTACTGAGATTCCGCCTGATACCTGCGGCGAGGGTCAGGTAGCGGGCAAGGTCAAGGGCAAGACCGTCTGTGCCAAGGGTGCGGATGCTGATACTGCCGCGTCAAAGCCTGACGACAAGAAAGACCAGTCTTCGACAACTAAGACAACGACTAAGGACAAGGACAGCGAGGGCAATGACCGTGAGACCACGACCACGGTCAAAAAGAATGCGGACGGCTCGACCACGACAGAAACCACGGTGACGATCACGAAGGGCGACGGCAAAGGTGGAACCACAAGCACCACGACGACAAACACGGTCACGTCTGGCGGTGTCGGTGGGTCTGGTGGCAAAGGCGAAAGCGGTGGCAAGGAGGATGGGGAAGACGGTAAGGAAGAGAAGGGAAAGTGCGAGAAAAATTCCAGCGATGAAGGGTGCGGCGGTGCAGCTGCAAACGTCGATGGAAAGACGTTTTACACGTCGAAAGACAAGACCTTCTCAGGCGTTCTCAGCAAGGCCAGCACAGACCTAAGAGGCTCTGGCATCGGTGGCGCATTCACGGGCTTTTTCAACGTCGCTTCGGGTGGCGCGTGCCCTGTGTCTAACTGGCACATCCCGTACATCAATGCCGACCTGACTTTCGACTTCATGTGTCAGCCATTCGCGCTGGATGCCATGTTGATCATCAAGGGCGTTCTGCTGGTTATCGCGTCGTTCATGGCGTTCCGTATCGCGTTCGAATAGGGGAGGTGTGCCATGTTGAAAGAATTCACCGAATGGCTGCTAGGCCTGGTTGCAAAGGTCTTCTCGTCGCTGTGGGACTTTGTAGAGGATGCGGCTATCGCTGTGTTCGATGGAGTCGTGTCCGGATTCGTGTCTCTGTTGACGGCCATCCCGGTGCCTGAATGGGTGCAGGGCGGGCTTTCGTCGGTCTGGGGTGGCATGGATAGCGCGGTGCTGTTCTATGCGTCACAGGCCGGTATTCCGCAAGCGCTGATGGTGGTGGGGGCTGGGTACAGCTTCCGGTTCATGCGCAAGGTCGTAACTCTGTTCCAGTGGTAAGCCATGGCAATCATTTTTCATGAGGGGTTGCCGCGTTCCGGCAAGAGTTATGAGGCCATGGTTAGCCAGATCATTCCGGCGCTCAAGAAGGGCCGGGAGGTTGTGGCGTACATCGAAGGCCTGAACCATGAGCGCATCGCGGAAGCTGCTGAGCTGCCCGTAGAGCGCGTTCGAGAGCTGCTGTTTCCGCTGACGCGGGATGACATGCGCAACGTGTCGGAGGGGGAGGGCAAATGGAAGCAAACCAAGGATGGTCCATGGCTCCAGAAGACCCGGGATAACGCGCTGCACGTGTTCGATGAAGCCCAAAACTGGTGGCCCAATCGGCATAAGGCATCTGAGGAACTGACCCAGTTCGTCACGGAGCACGGGCATCGCGGTATCGACATTCTGCTGATGGGTCAGGCGCTGCCGGACGTCCTGGCGCTATTCCGGCGTCGTGTCGATCAGCGCTTGGTGTTTTTGAAGCTCACGGGCCTTGGCACCGGCTCGCGGTACAGCTGCACCGTGTACAAGGGCAAGGGCGGTGACCAGTACGACAAGATCACGACCAAGGTGCGCAAGTACGACAAGAAGTACTTCGGCACTTATGCGAGCCATGTGTCAGAAGACACCAACACAGGCGATCTGGTGGACAAGCGCTCGACCATCTGGTCATCGCAGTTCTTCACGTTCTGGCTTCCGCTGGCCGTGGTTGCGGGCGGTGTCGGCATCTGGAAAACCTACGCTTTTTTCAAGCCTCCAGAGCCTGTAAAGGCCACGGCGCCAGCTGCTGCACCAGCGGCTGCAAAGCCCGCGCCAGCGCAGCCTGTGAGCCATCAGCCGGAGGCGAAGCCTGCACCGGCTCCACCGCCGCCGGACGAGCGCAGCCCTCAAGAAAAGTACTTCGTCCAGCTCACGGAGAAATCGCGCATCAGGCTCGCCGGCCTGATCGTGTTTCAGGGCAAGACTCAGGGCGTAATCGAGTGGGTTGATGGTGGCTCGCATGTCACTGAGCGCCTGGAGCTGATGCAGCTTCGGGATATGGGTGTTTCGGTCATGCAAGTAGGGCAATCGGTGCGCTTGACCCTTGGAAGCTGGCAGCAGATTGCAACGATGTGGCCGCTTGATCTGCCGGGGCGTGTGCCTGAGACAACGCAAGAGCAGCTCAGGGCTAAAGAAGGCTACTCGCAGCCGAATACGGTGGTTGTTGCGCAAGCGAACCCGCAACCGCGCAAGGATTCGGCTGGGGGCGATTTTGTCCAGCAGGACAGCTACAGCCAGGGGCTGGCAAGGCGGAATGCACAGGTGCGCTCCGTGTTCGAGTCGCGTTAGATAGGCGGCATGCACGCGATAGGGCCGCGCCTGCGCGGCTGATCGCGTGATTGTGCCGCCGTCCGCTCGCGGCATTGGCTACGCCGCTCTTTGGGGGTATCGGGGGCCGCGCCCCTGATGTCAACCGTCGATCAGGCATTGCCAGTTACACCGACCTGGTTGCATGCGGAACCTCCCGCAGTTACATGGACCTGGCTCGCGTGGCGCGCTTCCGGCAAAGATCGGGCCTTCGCTCCGTGTCCTAAGAGACAAACCGGCGAAGCCGCTGCGGCGTCTGGATAAACTCCGGCGGTAGGAGGGAACCATGACGCAACAATTCACAAAAGACGAACGAACCCCGGTACTTGATGTTTTCAGGCTTGCCCTGGGCGTTTTTATTGGCGTGCTGGCTGCACTGATCGCCCACGACGCTATCCGCGTGAAGATAGCTTTCGACGGGATAAAGCATTTTTCAGAGCAGATGGACAAAAAGATGGCAAAGCCAAAGCAGCCGGCCGATAAGGAAAGCCGCTAGCGTTATCCAAAGTGGTAGATGGGTGCATTGGCTGCGTGGCCCTCGGTCTGGGCAAGCTCGGCCTCCAGAAGCTCGATCTGCTGCATGAGGCGCTTGTTCTGACGTTTCAGGCTTTCAGCCAGTGCGGCGTGTGCTGCTGCGTGGTTGAAGGCTACGGCGTCGGCTGTCATGCGGCCCCAGGTGGACTCCCAAAAAAGGGCAAGCATCACAGAGCGTGGCGCTTGCCCTTGGGCACGGTACTTGCGAAGCGTTGAAGCGCTGATTCCGAGGTGGCGGGCTATCTGGTCGATATCGCCATGGATGTCGTTTAGCAGCGTGTGGAGGTGGGGGAGATTGGCTTGAGATGGTGCACGAAACATCACATGACGTTCGGGCGATCGTTATACAAAATGGAGCGATCTACGTTTCAGCAGCTTGGCCCTGAGCCTGACGGCCAAGCTA